TCATCAAAATAGCCAGAACAACGGAAACCATCTACATTTACATGCTTTCCACGGCCAATAATAAGTTTCATACCGTATTCTGCGAGATGTTGCCTCACAAATTTTACGAACTGATGATTGTTCTGTCCCATAGAGCCTCCTTCAGTCAGAATTATTTAGGGAATTACTTGACATACGGGATATGGGGTATATATTATGGCAACTTCTTATAAGAAAGGAAATTTATATGGAAATTACTACAGTTGATCGTCCTACTAAGATTCAAAGAGTGTTTGATTACATGCGTGGTGGTGCTACGCTAACAGCAGGTGAGGCTCGGAAGCGTTTCCGAGTCAGCAACATGCGTGCTACCATGCACGATCTCCGTGAGGCTTTTGATCGTTTTGATATGAACTACACCGTAGTTCGTGAGACTCGCAATGGCCGTTCTTATTATCGTGTTGCTCGTAATCGTTCGCGCTGATTAATAATCAAACACGTTAGAAAAAAGCTCCGAGCAATCGGAGCTTTTTTCATATACTAAGAGTTAGTGGAAGAACAGATGGTCCCACAAATTTACAATAAAGTTGGTTTGGGGTATTTTCATTTCTTTGTACTAAAACAAAAGCATTATTAAAACCCGGAGTTCCAGTCTTTACAAATCCAACTGAAAGCGGAACTGTATATGCAGGATCAATATAAACTTCAAAGTTCCAGTTTTGTAAAGATGAATGACTCAAGTCTATTTTTAGACCTGTTCTAATTGAGAATGTAAGAGCAGAAGCATTTTGCGGATTTCCCGTAAAGTTTCTTTGTGTTAACAAAGTTCTATTGTATACGGGAGTAAAATCGGGGAATGATGTTGTGACTGTTGTGTTTATATAAACAAACAACATATTGTCAAACAACATGTTTGATATAAAGTCTTCAACTGCTACATCTTCTCCGTATACTGTTGTTGGGCAAGATTCACATTGAACCCAATAACCACTATAAGTAGATCCCAAGGTTTGTTTTCTTAAATGTACTTGATATTCGTTTTGGTTTTCGTAACAGTTTACTAATTGGTTATCAGAGTTGTGAATACGGTAAATACCCAAAACATTTTGTGGTTTTTGAATTTCATCAACATCTGATCCACCGCGAATGAACATTTTTAGTTCAGTTGCAGTTTGTGTTAGATTTTGATTTTGGGCAGTTCCAGTTAGATACAATGCTTCTTGAGAATCTTTTAGAGTTATTACAGAATCTATTTTTAACTTGCCATAATTCGATCCTGTTGCTCCAGATATTTCAACATATTCTTCAAAATTAAATTTATTTCCCAAAAATCCCATTCTTTTTAGATTGGTTTGATTTACATTTGGAAATTGATTTAAAATATAGTTAAAGCCTGTAGAACCAGTGTAAGAAAATTGGTATTGTGGAGCAGTTACAATATTTTCTTGACTAAAGAAATTGTAATTTTGATTAAATGTAAATCCACTTACAACATTTCCTATAATTACTTTTCCATCATTGAATGTTGAGTTGAATAAACATGTTCCACCTACTACGGTTCGATAATTTGCATTTTCATCGTAGTATTGTACATCTGAAACATAAAAAGTTGTGCCTGCTGGTATTACACCAAAGGTCTTCTTTAAGAAAGTTCTATCGGATGTATCAAAAATATTTGAGTAATCAAAATAACAAGTTGTTCCAGATATAGAAATATTTGGTCTGGAATTTAACCAACCTTTTGTAAATACAGGATCATAGGTATTTCCATATACAGAAATACCATAATTTTTATAATTTCTTACATTATTTAATGTAGGATTAAACATTATTTTATGAAGCTATGTATGTGACTGTCTGTGTAGAGCTTGCAGACACGATATAAACTTTGCTAAGATTGTCGATACTGAAGAATACACTGTCACCCGGATCCAAGGCATGGCCAACGCTTCCGGAAAAAGATCCCGAGTTTCCGATATAGATAAAGTCAGTATTTGTTGAAAGGGCCTTAACAGAAACTCCCTTACCACAGGTGTAACCAGAATCCAGTAGTTGTACTGCTGGGTACGTGGATGAAGTTCTACCAGTCTTGAAGGTAGAAGGCATTGCTGTAGCCAAACCCAAGTTCAGTGACAAAAGCTGGCCGTAAATTGCTGTCATGCCCGTTAGGATTGCTGTATCATTTACACCAACAGTATTTCCAACATTGACTGGAACTGCAGTTGCACCAGACACGCCAGAGATAAACAAAGGTGAAATAGCGCTGTTTGTTACTCCTACTGTTGGATTGATGAGAGCATTTATTGTTGCTCCACTGATTTGAACAAACATTGGATTTGCAGAGTTTCCAATTTGTGTTCCAGAAGAATTGACCAAATTAGCAAAAATCCATGTGCTTCCAGATGGTCCGAATACGGAAATTGCATCTTTTGTTTTGTTTAGTGGTACACCGCCGGTAATTTCTACTTGGTATCCTGAAGCAGTTCTAACATAAGCGGGTGCGCTGGAAATACCAGTAACATATACGGTCCCATCTACGGTAACTGGGGTTCCACCAACAATACCTTGAACCGCACCACAGAAGCCAACTAGATTGGCTGTTATACCACCGGCAACAACATTTACAGGAAGACCATTAGTTGAATCTACAATTTGAGCTGATCCAGTTGGCCCAAATGCTAACTTTTGTAATTGAAACTGTGCCGTGACACCAGCAAATACGACAGAATCTGTGGCGACAAAGAATGTGAGACCGCCTGTTTCAATAATTACGTTATCATCTTGTGGACCAAACGGTGATGGTGATGGCATATTTCTTCCTTAAATGAGTCTAAATAGTTCTAGGAATATTTAGATACTTTTATTTATTGCTTTTAGTCCCTTTAACAGTAGATTAGTACCATGTATATAGATGATGCAGCCAAAGAAAAGTTTTCAAATAAAGTTTTAGATAGAGTAAAATCTACAAATCTATCTTTTATGGATTGTGTTTTGGAACTCTCGGTAGAGATGGGTTTAGAACCAGCCGCAGCTGGAAAACTTTTAACAAAACCTTTAATTGAAAAAATTGAACAAGAAGCCCACAATCTTCATTTATTAAAAAATTCAAAAACCCGCAAATTACCAGTTGACTGATCTGGAGTTTGAGGTAACATATATCAGTCATTAAGGCCGAGGTAGATCCTTGGGGAAAGAAACATATGGCAAATTTTTCAGATTTTAAAAAGAAGAGTAAGAACTCAGTCGCAGCCCTAACAGAGCGTCTTGATAAGATGACCTCTAAGGAGGGTTATAAGGATGAACGGCTTTGGAAGCCGGGTATCGATAAGGCTGGCAACGGATACGCGGTTGTCCGATTCCTTCCTGAGATTGATGGTGAGGATAGCCCATTTGTGGCAGTATACAGCCACACGTTTAAGGGCAAGGGTGGTTGGTTCTATGAGAACTGCCCAACTACGATTGGAGAGAAGTGCCCAGTCTGTGCAGCAAACACGGAGCTGTGGAATAGCGGAATCGAAGATGACAAGAACATTGCTCGTCAGCGTAAGCGTAAGTTGACTTACATTTCCAATATTCTAGTCATTGAAGATCCTGCTAACCCAGAAAACAAGGGAAAGGTTTTCCTTTATCAATATGGTACAAAGATCTTCCAAAAGATTCAGAGTCTTGCCCACCCAGAGTTTCAAGATGAAGTTGCAGTCGATCCATTTAATTTCTGGACTGGTGCAGACTTCAAGATCAAGATTCGCAATGTTGGTGGTTATGTAAACTATGACCGTAGTGAATTTGCTGCAGCAGCACCTCTATTTGGTGGTGAGGATAAGAAGCTTGAAGAAATTTGGAAGAAGCAATATCCTCTTAAGGCATTTATTGATAAGAGCCAGTTCAAGAGCTTTGATGAGCTCAACGCTCGTTACAAGAAGTCTGTTGGTGACGACATCCGTGCTCAGTTTACCGAAAACAAGAGCATTGAAGATGATGTGGAAGAGAACTTGGTTACCGAAGATGTGGAGGAAAAGGATCCTCTGCAATACTTCTCTGAGATGGAGAAGGATTGAAAAAGGCCCCGAAAGGGGCCTTTTTTATTTTATGCCCATTTTGGAGGCATACTCATTCTATCTCGTCTGTTTTCAAATATTAAATTTTGGGGCTCGGTTGTCGGTCTTTCTTCAAACTCATCTTTGTTATTATTCGGCAACCACGAATTCATCATATTATTATACATATCCAACATACCATCTTTAACTTCATTTAATTTTTTTTCTGTTTCTTCAGCTTTTGAATATGCTGCCTCAGCATCCATCTTGATGTTAAAGTCTTTGTCGATAATAGCTATTTGAGGTGCAACTCTGGTGCCCGAATCAATGTCCGTAGCAGTATAAAAAGATGTTTCTGGCAAAGGTATATCTTTAAGAACATTTACTATCGTAGATGGTTCGCCTGTAAGCTCTTCTTGGGTGTTCCCCATCGAATCCACTTCAGCTTGAATGTCTATTGAAAAATTGTTATTTTCTTCATTCATAAGTTAAAATACTCCGAGCCATGCATTTTTTGCATTTGTTTTTGTTTTTTCTGTTCTTCGTAATCTGCAACCAATTTCAAATAAATATCCCGTTCCCAGTATATTTGATTTTCGATATCTAAAAGACTCCATCCAAAATTGTTTATCAAGGTAAAGTTGGTGACAAAGTAATTTCTTAAATCAAAAAACTTTACCGATAGATAAAAAAATTTAATAAACCAGATACCTCCTTTTCCCCCGATTCAAAGGGAATTTTTAAATATAGTTCTGGTTGGTCTTTTAAAAATTTATCTAGTTTTGGTATAACTGACAGTGGTAGATTGTCCAATACTTTTTTTATTTCTTCTGGGACAAACTTATTTGCATTGTATACTTCATTTTTTATGGCAATTTTTTCTATGCATGCTTTTGTTAGGTCTTCTTTATCCAATGTTTGGAGTTTTAAAAGATCCTTTACTGTTGGTGTTTTTAGATGAAGCACAATACCGGATGCCAAATTGATAGATTCTGTGTTTATTTTATTTCTTGGCTTTATTTCTGATATACTTACTTGTACTTTTTCATTATCTCTCACTAAATTCAAAACTTCGTCAACACTTTTTGATCTTATTTGCAAAAATAAGTACTCAGCGTCGGCCAGACATGCTTCAGAAGTATCAAAATCTTCACAATAAGACTTAATTAAGTCAACCATTGCTTTAAGAGCAAGCTTTTTATTGTTTTCTTGTAAAATAATTGCAATATTTTTTGCATCTTTTACTCTAAAAGGAGAAAAAGAAACAGTTTTACCAGAAAAAGGCAAAACAGTTTCGTATTTTGGCATCGAAGCGTTTAAAAATTCAACTATATTGTCCATTATGAAGCCTTAAATGTAAATTCTCTGTAATTTAATAGTACTTGATAAATCATGTACTTGTTTGTTTCTATCATATTTAATTCAACTGGTATAGCTTCTAGCGGATATATTTCAAAAAAAGTATAAACTCTATTAACATTCCCGTTTGGATCCAGCAACTTTACCTTTAATTGTGAGTTGTATATAATATCATTATAAAATGAAAGTTGGAATGGTGACTGCAATGATCCTTTTATTCTTCCGCCAGAGTATATTAAGTTAAACCAGTTATTAAAAAAGTCTGTAATAAAATTATCATTAGTAACTGCAAATGTTAACATAACACCGGGAACAAATCTTTGCGCTCTTGGGACTGCACGACCTGAACCATAACCAGCTAAATTATCTGCAAGCGAATCTATGGCTCTTGCGCCCATTGATACAGCCAAAGCCTGAATGTCATCTTCGGGAAGCTGGGGCAGTGTTGCAGGCAACCCAGCAAAGGACAAAGAGTACCGGTTGTTTCTTTGAAGTCCTTTGTGTCTATCAAAGTAATTTTTTATATTTACGATAGAATTGCTCATTTTGCGAAAATCTCTTTTTCTGTTACTATTTTAAATTCCATATTGTGTTTATTGCAATAAATTTCTGCAGCTTTCCATTTAGCTGTGTTAATTATCCAAGTTATTTTTTCTTTCTTTGAAGCGTTTTCCTTCAAATAAGTTTGTTTTTTTGGTTTTACTTCAACCATCATAGTTTTGACCAAATCTCCAGTTTTTACCTGTATTAAAAAATCTGGATAGTAGTTGTGCATTTTTTTATCTAATGGGCTTTCATAGGGTATCACTATTTCCTCTGAAGACCATTTTACAATATTTGGAGTTTCATCACAAAATTTACAAATATTTCTTTCCCATAAAGAACGACACGTAATGTTTGCAGCATCACCAATATACTTTTCCTTATTTTTTGGGATGTATTTGGTACGGTATGCCATAAAATTATTTAGCGAATTTTATCTAAATACTTTTACAGATGCCATCGACCTATAAATATCCATTTGGTGTTTATGCTGCAGAACAGCCATTGTGGATGAATTTTTATTCTGCCGCATATTCATTAAAAAACTTCGAACGTACTCGTTCTGGAGTTATAAACCGTTCTTTTGCACATCTTCAGCTACCAATGCCAAAAGAGCCGGGATATACAATTCAGCACAATTACGGTGAAAGCAACAACAATCCAGTTGGGCCAATATTATCTAGAGCTGGTTTGGCAAACAGTGGTGGGGTCAATTTGTCTGGTGCAGGGAATATGTTAGCAAGAGTTATGCAACCTGCTTTGTTTTACCATGAAAGAATGTTTGCTACATCTACTTACAGACGTTTTAGCAATATAGCAGAAATGACAATGATTTCTGAAGGAAGAAAACAATATTTTTTCCAATATGTTTTAGTTCCAAAAAGTAATGATGAATCTATTGCCGTTGAAAATATTGTAGGAACTTTTAGAAAATCTTCATATCCGACCGTTGCATCTAATTTGCCAGAAAGATCATATCCACAAAATTTGTGGGCTCTAGCCGTGACACGGGGAAATGGTGTAGCTCTGGGTGGAGATGCAAATCTTACCGCAAATTGGCTTGGTGAACCATTGGTGTGTGTTTTAAACACAGTTATCGTAAAGAAAAATGATGATGCGGATACTGTTGTGCGGTACCTACCTAATGGTGGATCATCCGTAACTTTATTGGGTCTGGTATTCACAGAATTTGAAACCGGAACATATGTTCCTCAAGCAAATGCAACTTGGTCCAAGTCTGAAATCTCTTATAGATACTTTGGGTACAATGGATAATTATTATGAAGTACTTTGAAAACCTGCCAAAAAGATCTTTTGCATCAACAATTGGAAATTTTAATATATCCAGTTTTTTTACTTATATTGATGCAGATACCGTATCTCTTTCCACTGACAATGTTTTGGTAGATTCAAAAACAACTTTGTTGGAAGCCAGTTATAATGTATATCAGGATTCAAATAATTTTTGGGCTTTTTTACTTGCTGCAAAAAAAATAAATCCATTTGATCTGTTGTCTGACAATACTGTTTTATTTACAAAAACAAATGAAAACAAAATAAATTTTGCAACGGTCCAAAATATAAGCGGTACTACGGGGATAGCTTTTCCACAAGGAAGTATAATTGCACCATACATTGCAAATACTGGCTCTTGTTCTAGTTTTGGTTTTATTGGAAACTTTGACTTAAACGGTCCAATTTCTATTATTGAATCTGTATCTTTTTATGATGGAAATATGGTAATAAAAGACCAAAAAGGTGCAACATATTCATTCATGACTCCGACCGGTTCTACCGGCCAACAGTTAACAGTAATATATCCGACAGCAACTGGGTATTCTGTTTATAACAATGCTTATGTTAGCAATAAAGAAAAATATTTGGATACTACTGTAGAAATTAAACAACCAGAAGATGGTAAAATTATTTTTAAAAATACATACTCATCTTTACCAACAACAGACCAAAAAAAGGCTGCGCCAGTACCTGTTCAGCCTACAGAAACAATTCCAGTCAGTCTATCAAAAGTTGTCGAAGACAAATCAAAAAATATTTTATGTTTCCTTCCTAGTGAAATCGGTACATTAAAAACCCAATTTATAACAGTTAAATATAGTTGACATGCCAAATACACAAGGTCAGTTTAATCCAGCTTATTCTACAGTTAAAGCCATTTATCTACAAAGTAGCTATAACTCAGAATCTGTTAATATTTTAATACAAAATACTGAATGCCAATTTGAAAGATTAGAATTGGTAGAAAACATTAACGATGTTTTTCCCAGTGGTGTTGTCATAGTAAGAGATACAAAAGATATTGTCGGAAGAATAAAACAATATAATATTGATAAAGTTGTAATAGAATTTTTTAATGGAAATAAATGGCCAACCGTAGTAACAAGTGTCAGCTATTTAAATAACGCAGCATCTGACACTGAAGAAAACTTTGTTGGAATTTACATATCTAATCCATACTATACTGCTGTACAAAAATCATCTTTAAATACAATTTTAAACATCAAAAAGCCAAATGTTTATTTGGTAAATGATTTTGTCAATTTAGTAAAGCAAAAAGCATTTAATGGGGCTTCTGGATATTCGGACCCAACATCAAATTATGTTTTGTATAGACCTTTAAACACTGTTCATGACAGACAAGAAGCAGTTGCAGACAACCCAATTGATTATTTGAATTATTTGGCTTCTAGTGCAGTGAGCACTGTTCATGCTGGAGTTCAATATGGCGTACCACAATACATGTTTTGGACTGAATTTGATGGCACTGTAAATTTTAAATATTTTCACAGAAATCCACAAGATGATCCCAGTGCAGCAACGCTAGATGCAGATTACAGACGAATAGGCATTCTTGATGGTGATGCTGTCATACAAAAACTTTCAGATAAAAAAGTTTACAGAAAAGCTTATTTCTTTACAACAAATCCAGCGTATCAATTCATATCAAAGAATTATTATTACATAAAGAAAACTCCAAAAGTTTTAGATCTAATTCCAACAGGAATAACCTCTTCAGATGATATTGATTCATATAACTATAAATCGTTGATGTATCAGTTTCAAGATGAAGGTCAAAAGTACAATATTGAACTAATAGATACAGATGGAACAGGCGTAGCTGTTCCCGGTGCAGAACAAGTAGTGTATGAATCCCATTGGGGCTACTATGATGGTTTAGATGCTATTAACGATGCATCGCATCACAGTTTAATTGGACAAAACTTTGGAACACAAAATGTTTACTCTAAGATGAATTTTATGGGTTCATCTGGTTATATGCAATTTGTTGATAACACAGAAATGTGGAAAAACATGTTTGATATGACAGAAGTTCATCCAAATTATCCAGACAGTGTTGGTTCAGCTGCGCTTGTTCCGGGTGTAAATACGTATTTGCAAAAAGTAATGAATATTAGGTACAGCACATTTTTAGCTGAAAATCTTGCCGGTGCATCTGGTGCGGCAGCTAGACTTGAAGAAATTCGAAGAATAGAATTACAAAACTTTATTTTGTATTCTTTGTGTTGCATGGGCAAAAAAGAAGAAGAATGTTTCTTTGCTGCACTATTGCGTTATGAGGAAGATAGCAATTGTCCTACAGGAAACTCTGTAGGAAAAAAATACAGATACAAATGGAATAAACTATCTTTTGAAGGAACAACTGGATCTACTTCTGGTATATCAGGTGGATCGGGAAGTTCTGGTGGTTCGGGTGCATCGGGTGGATCATGTGGAATAGATTTATTCTATCAAGTTGAAAAATGGGGATTTGATATATTAAAATCTTCTAATACTCAAGATGATACATGGGCCATAAATTTGAATGAACGGGGTTTAACCACTGGATATATTCCAACTGGATATATAAGTAGCTGTGCCCCAGCTGGATTTAAATTGAGACCAATTGGTGCAAAAGCCACAACACTCTCTACCGGAGAAGATATTTTTCATATTGTAAAGCTATGCAAGTATACGGATGGCAATAATTACGTTTACTACTTTACGGCAGAAAATGCGTTTGACGGTTGCTGTACGATTCCCAGCTCCGGAAATACTGGAAGTACTGGGGGGAATACCGGTGGCAATACTGGTGGAAATACCGGTTAAGAAAGAATAACATGGCAACAAATCAAATAAAAACTTATGGTACAAATTATAGCCAAGAAGCTTTATATGGTCTAAACTCAAGAGACACATATATTTGTGCAAATTCTTCTATAACTAGAGGCGTAACCGGAATACCAAACACACTTGATGAATGTTTTGACCGTTTTACTGGAATAAAAGATATAGCAACTTATCTTGGATTTTTGAGTGGAGTTTCAGGATCTTCTGGTGCATCAGGTGGATCGGGTGCTTCAGGTGGAACTAAAAAATACAACTATACTTTATGGACTGGTTCTACGGCTCCAAATCCAAACTTAACAAATACATTTACTCCAGTTGACATGTATTTGGAAAAGCCATCGGTAGAGTGTGAAGAAATTAATTCACAATTGGCTACAAGCTGGCTTGGCTGTCTTTGGGGAACTCCAGAAGCTTCTCTTAGTTGCACATGTCCTGATATTGGTCCAAACTTTGTAAATTATTTAAAGCTAAGACAAAATGTAGCCACATTTTGGAATACTCCAAAAATTACTCCAATCAAAAGAGTTGAATTTTTAGATGCTTTAAAATATGGACAAAAAGCAGACTTTACTGTTGCTGGTGATTTTAAATTAAAATTGGGTCAAGTCGTATACATTAATGTTAATGCAGCTAGCGGATATCCATATTCAAGCACATCATCACCATTGAATGGTTATTATTATATTGTTGGAATAAAACATGTTGTTACGACACAAGCTCACGAAACTGCTCTTTCTGTAACCAGAATACCAGAAAATCTAACTTCAACCCAAGCTGGCGGAACATACGCAGCCGATTATACCTAAACTAAATAACTAGATGGCTATACGAGATTTTTCAATTTTATTAGAAAAAGTAGAAACTGCACAGACCAAAAAGGACATTGGTATCGTGACAGGGTTTAATGCTATTTCTCAATATATTGAACATATAATGAAAACTCAAAAAGGAGAGCTCATTTCTGATATGAGCATGGGTTCGGATTACTTTAGTTATATTTTTGGAACAAACGATCCCGGTCTTTTAGAATTAAACTTGGCAGCATATATTCAGGCTGCTATACCACAAATAAGTGATGTGAAGGTTGAGCTTTTATCCCAAGAAAATGAAGAGCTTTCATTCCAAATTAACTTTAGCATATTTGATGGAATTAAAACACAAAACAATGCTTCGTGCTTTGTTGAGGTAGAATTAGTATGACATATCAATTAACAAATTTAAACGTAGCTTCTTTGGACTTTGATGATATTAAATCTTCACTTATATCATTTTTAGAACAGCAAAGTGATTTAAAAGACTTGGATTTTAGAAATGAAGCTAGTTCAGTAAATCTTCTTTTAAACATTTTATCCACTGTAACTGCATATAACGGTATATATGCACAATTTGGATTTGTTAACAGCTTTGCAACTACCGCAAATGTTATGGAGTCTATTTTAGGAATAGCTTCTAACTCTTCTGTTTTGGTTGCTCCAATACAGTCAGCAAAAGCTCAAAGAACCGTAACTATTGCTGGTGTTACACTTGAAGACTATACAACGTTCAAGGCCAGAGCAACAAATGGTGCTGATGTGTTTTTCTTTAATACTGAACAAGTTTTACCAAGTACATCAAAAAGTATAACATTGTATTCCGGAACTGAGGTAGTTAGTTTTACAAATTATAACTTTGATAACCAAAGTTGTATCCTTCCATTTAATGTTGACCCTGCGACAATCAATATGTACGAGACTCAGATTGGCAGCAACAATGTTATAAAGTGGACACGGGTAGATAAGTCCAGCACAACAACAACTGGAAACAATACGCATTTTACTGTTATGAATTCCCCACAAGGGTATATGGTAACAAATAACTTTGCATCATCAAGAGAAGTTACCACAAATAGTAATATTTTAATACAGGCAATTCTTTCAAACGGAAGCGTAGCAAATAGTGCAACCATCAATTCAAGAAGCGATGTAACTTTTGGAACATTTGCTCTTCCCAGTGGTGGTTATGATCAAATTTCGGTAGCAGAAGCAAGAGCAAAATTATTATTTAAAGCAACCGGACAAGAACGTTGTGTTACTTTAAATGATTACAAAAATGCAATAATGAGTTCTGGGATATCGGGAACAAGCACCGAATCATTGATATCGGTATCAAATGGATCATATCCGGGAGAAGTTAAAGTTTATGTTTCTGGTCTTTCTTCAACTGATGTCTCCAGTTTGCTTACATATCTTTCAGATTTAACACCAGCCGGTATAACAGTTATTTACCAACAATGATAATCTTTTTTACTACACAGCCAGCCTCCGTAGATGGGAAGATAAATGCTCTAATTTCAAGAGCAAAGTCATTATATAATTCTGATTATTATGATATTGAAAATCAAAAATGGCTTGCAGACAAACTGACAATAGAATCTTTATTTCCATCTTGGATTGTAAAAGCAGCCGAAGAAAGCTCCGATGTACTTGTTACAAAGATTATTAAAAACTATATGCGGTGGTTGCTTTCTTTAGAATATGGTTATGGTGCTCAGTTAGATTGGGAAAAATTAAGAACCGTACCTCTGGCCAACGAAATTTTTTTAGAAGCTTATCTTGATTTTTATTTTCCCGGAGCAGATTTTAGCCAAGAAAATTTTGTGTCACTAATCCCAAATGTTAAGAAATTTTCAATTAATGCCGATGCAAATTACTTTAATGTAAAAGGAACTCCCGCAGCTATAAAGTATTTGATTTGCAATTTGTTAGGAATACCTTGGGATTCTGTTTTAGTAAGCACATCTACATCTGCAGTTATGACTATAAAAATAAATTCGTCTTACTATGATACATTGATGTTATATAAAACTTTTTTAGAAACATATGCTATTCCTGCCGGAATTTCTGTAATTTACACCACAATATAATACATTTGACCCATGTTTAAAAAAATGATGATGTTTGCCGCATCTTTGGCATCACGTGGAATAAACAATACAAAAACTGATATACCCACAAAACAATTAAGGGCTTTGTCTTGTTTTGGTTATGAGGATATCAAACCATGTCCATTTTTAAGAAATAGCTCTACCCCGGGAAAACATTACTGCGGGAAATGTGGATGTGGAGATAAAAAACATACTTGGCTTATAAAAAACTCTGATGATTATTCAAAACTGGACTACCCGACTTTAAGTTGTCCAGTAAAGATGCCCGGATTTTCAAATTATGACCCCAATGCATACACATTAGAAACGCGATTTAGAAAAGAACAGATAGAAAATTTTGATCCGGAAAAATTGCAATTTATAAACGTCACAATAGGTGGAAACGAACAAAAAGAAAAATTTGTGAATGATTTAAACAAAATAATAGATAATTCATAAATATTTCTAAGATGGCCATAACCACCCGACAAGAATTCATAGATTACACCCTTCGCACCTTGGGGGCACCTGTAGTCCAAGTAAACGTAGATCCCCAACAAATAGAGGATCGTTTGGACGAAGCTTTAATTTATATGCAAGAAAGGCACTTTGATTTTAATCAAAGAGCGATATATGTTTATCAAGTTCAACAACAAGATGTACATAGAAAATATTTTGATACTACTGAATTCGGTCCAGCATTGGGTGCCCAAATAAGAACAGCACCTGATGGCACCACAGGGTATTGGCCAAATGCTACAGACATTGTAAGTATTTCTAAAGTTTATGCACCAAGCTATAAAGTTGGTGACTATATGTTCGATCTTCGTTATCAAATGACTTTATTCGATTTCTTTGGTCTTTACTTTAATCAATCAGGATATCCCAGTGGACCTATGGCTGCTTACATGGAAAGCATGTCATATATCAAGTTGGTAAATGATATTTTTAACTACCCGCTTTCTTACACCTACACCAAGACCACAGATCGTTTGTTCTTGGATACAGACCACAGCAAGCTAGACACATCTCGTTATTTGATGGTAGAAGCATATGTAAAAATAAGCGAAGATGAATATCCAAAAATTTGGCAAGATAGAATATTTAAAAAATACTTTGCTGCAGTATTAAAGAAACAATGGGCACAAAATTTGATGAAGTTTACCGGAGTTCCACTCCCCGGTGGAGCCTCGTTAAATGCTCCTGCAATAATGCAAGAAGCATCAAGAGAAATAGCTGAGATTGAATCGCAACTACTGAAGAACTACGAGTTGCCAGTAGACCCAATGATAGGATAACAATGGCAACAAATCCATATATCAACTTATCATCTTTCCAATCAGAACAAAAATTGTTGGAAGATGTTACTGTTGAAATTATTCAAACAGTTGGTCAAGACTGCATTTATGTTCCCAGAAATTATTTTAATATAGACCGTCTTTTTGGTGAAGATCCATCAACATCGTTTGACCAAACTTATACGATTGAGATGTACATAATGTCCTATAAAGGATTTGAAGGTACGGATGTAATAACACAGTTTGGAATCGAAATCAAAGATAAAATAAATCTATTGATGGCCAGAAGAAGATTTAAAGAACAAGTTACTGATATCAATTCCAGCATTACTAGACCAAGAGAAGGCGATTTAATTTACTTTCCTCTTTCAAAATCTCTTTTTGAAATAAACTTTGTAGAGCATGAAAATCCTCTTTATCCTCTAGGCAAGCTTTATTCGTACCAGATAACTGCAGAACTCTTTACATACAGTTACGAGAAGATCAATACCTTCAATCCAGACATTAACAAGCCGTACACAAGTACAGGAGCCACTGCTGGAGCTACATTTGATCCGCTCAACAATAATCTTGGAACTAAAGCGGGTATTAACGATATACTTGATGACGAGGCTTTCTTGTACGACTTTGATGAAAACAACCCAGCAGACGACTGCGCAGGAGGAAACTAATGTTTGGATATTATTACAATAAAAGCCTGCGAAGACTAATTGTTGGATTTGGTACACTTTTTAGCAACATATATGTTTCTCATGACAATGATGGCGGACCAAATACAACACTACGTGTTCCCGTAACATATTCATCGCAAGAAAAATTTATACAAAGATTGTTAAATCCTTCTTCTATCACTGAAGGAACAAGAATTGAAAACCAGTTGCCGAGAATTAGTTTTATAATGAATTCTATTTCTCCAGATCCTTCAAGAAGAAGGACAAGATTTGCAAGCAAGCTTGATCTATCTTCAAATCAAGGAGTATGCCAAAATACAGGACAACAAATTGCTAACGAAATACCTGTAAATATAAGTTTTAATCTTTTTGCTTATACAAGACATATCGATGATATGATGCAAATAGTCGAACAGATAATGCCTTATTTTGTTCCAGATCATATCATATCAATGCAATTAAATGAA